GAGCGGTTGAGCCAGATGCCCGGCATCATGTCCCGATCGCCGAGGAAGATCAGCTTCGGGGCCATGGCCGCCGGCGTGCCGTCGAACGGCGTCGCATCGGTCGTGCCGCGATCCTCGATCGTTTCATAGTCCGGGAGCGGGGCGACCTGAGGCTGGACCTGCCAGACCAGCGACGTGCCATCCGGCGCGATCTCCTCGGTCGTCAGTTCGATGCCGGCGATGCCACCGTCGAGGTTCCAGGTCGAGAGCTTTGCTTCGACGCGCGGCGCCGCGAACTCGGCGTAGTGGATCTCGAAGCTCATGTCCTTGGAAAGGTCGCCCATCGCCCAGGCGCCGTCGGTCGAGGTGAAGAAGGTACCGCCGGCATAGGCATTCTTGTCGGTCATCGCGACCCAATGATTGCCGGCCGTGATGAGGACGACGGCATAGCGCTTGCCGGCCTCGGCATAGAAGGGGCCGATCGGGATCGATGACATCTGGTCGTAGAGCACGAGGTCGTTGCGATTGACGGTGACGAGGGCGATGACCTTGTCATAGGCCGGCGTGCCGGCGGTCGTCGTCTCGGTGATGGCGACGGTGACGTCGCCGGCGGTGTCGAGGCGCGAGAAGCCGATCGTGACCTTCGGCACCCAGCCGGAACGCGGCGCCGCGAAGGTCTGGGCGCAGACGTTGCCGACGTAGCTGACCTGCTCGGTGACGGCGCTCCAATAGGCCTCCTGATAGGTCTCGTACCAGTAGTAGTAGCCGTAGTAGTGGCGCCAGAGATAGGCCTCGCCGACGCCCCAGTAGCCGAGGTACGGGTCATACCAGCCGCCGTTCCACCAGTAGCCGGGCCAATAGGCATAGCCGTAGCGGAGCCTCGTCTTGGTCGCGTATTTCTTGACGAGCGTGGTCTCGGTCGCTCCGGCATTGGAGAGCGGCACCTCGGAGACCTTGCCCTTGTTGGAGACGGTCACATTCGTTGTATAGGCCGGCAGGACGAGCCCATTGGCGTGGACGACGATGTTGCTGTCGGCCGGATTGAGAAGCTGCGGCGTCATATCGGCCATGTTGGCGTCGGCGAAGGTGAGCCCCCCGTCGATCGAGGCGAAATAGCCGGTGTGGCCGGGATCCGAGTGGTCCGCGTCCTTGAAGTCGTTGGTGCGCGCATAGCCGGCCGTGCCGGCGAGACCGACCTGTTCGTTGAGGCGGGCAACGGAAGACAGGAGATAGTCGATCAGGGCGGCCTGGCTCGACGGCCCGGAGGTGGTGCCGGCGAGCTTCTTGATGTCGCCGATGAGGCCGGCGACCTGCGGCAGCAGCAGCGCCTGATTGGCCTCTGCCTCGGCGAGGCGCCCCTCCACCTCATTGAGCGGCTTCATCCGATTGGTCGTGGCATTGTCGGCCGAGATGATTTCAGTCGAGGAAAGCAGGACCCAGCCGATGACGAGCGCACCGATATCGACCGTCGGCTTGATCGGATCGGCAGCGGCGGTGCCGTTGACCGTCTGCACGGTCGAGCGGCGGTATCTGCGCGTCGAGGTCGGCCGCGCCTCGTAGGTGTAGACGTCCGCCGTCTTGTCGACGACGAAGTCGCGCGGCTCGGTCTCGTCCTCGATCGTCTCGCCGATGGCGACGACGGCGACCCATCGCTTGAGGCCGGAGCCGGGCAGCGCCGAGATCAGATCGATCTCGAAACTGCCGGCGAGATCGTTCGAGAAGATGGCCCCGCTCTTGTAGAGGGTCAGAGGTCGCGCGACGGAGAGGGTCGTCACGCCGGTCTTGGCGACGCCGCCGCCGGCATACTTCATCCCCGCCTCGATCGCCGTCGAAACCAGAAGGTCGGCGGCGTCGCGCGGATCTTCGGCGAGGTTCTGGAAGTCGACAAGCTCGGCAGTCTGGGCTTCGACGAAGCTGGTGATCCGGGTCATAGGCTAGATCCTCGAAATGGCAACGGTCTCCCCGAAAGCAAAGCCGCTATCGAGTGAGTATCCGTCCGCAAGAGTGCGCGGCCGGCGCGTGGCCGTGGTGAAGGTGATCTTGTCCCGGTAGGCCCGGGAGGCTTCGAGCGCGACGGAGGGATCGCGCCAGGGGTCCCGCGCGATCGCGATGGTCGAGCCGATGGGAGACCCGACGAAGAAGGGGCGCCCCCGGCGCTTGATCGGCTGCGAGAGATGCAGCTCTGCCGTGAAGGCCGGCCAGGAAATCCGGCTGACGCCGACGACGGTCGAGATCAACCCGGAGCGCCGCGTTCCTGTCCGCGTCCGGTCGACAAGGCGCCAACTGTCGTAGATCGGCATCCGCGACCTGGTCAGGACGCCGCCGACGGGATTGCCGACGCTGGCGATCCCGCTGCTGCCGGTGCCGCGGCCGAACACACGCTCGGGGGTCACGTTGACGACGTCGAGCCCCTCGTGACGCGCCGGCATGACGCGGGGTTCGTTTCCCGTCGATGACCGATCGACGCCGATGGTGAAGATGCGCGAGCGGGTGCCGGAGAGGATGACGGCGCCGCCGACCACCGCCCTGTCGGCAGTCGCGCGGCGAGCGTCGCCCTTTGCCGGGATGATGATCCGCTCGACGGGGACACCACTTCCTTCTCCGGCGGTGCCCGGAACAATGCCCCATTTGATCGTCTCGGACACACCGTTCCGCACGAGTTCGGCGCGCCTTGCCGTCCGGTCATCCGCCCCGGAGACGATGACCGCTCCCGCCGTCGGGCACCGGAGCGTTTGTGCCTCTCTGCCCTTGCCGTCCCGCCGCGGGCGGTAGACGTGCACGCGCAGCTCCGGGAGGCCGGCAAGGGCCGCCCGCCGCTCGCTCGCGGTGCGCGCCTGTATCACGACGCAGCGGTGCGGCGGCACGATGACGTCGTTGATGGCGACGCCGACAAGCGCCAGATGCTCGCGGATGCCGGCGAGCGTACCCTTGTGACGGTGGAGCCAGATCGCCTTGTCGATGACGAGCCGCTTGGTCTCGACCGGCCACGTCGGGTTCCAGAGGTCGACCGACAAAGAGGCCGCCAGATAGGGCAAGAGGTGCTCCGGGCATTTCCACGGGTCCCAGACATCGCGGATGACGTCGACCGGCCACGGATGGCGTTCGGCACTGGTCAGATCGACCGCGATCTCCCAGGGCGTCGAATTGGTGGGCAGGATCGAGACGGCGGTCGTGCTATTTGCCATCATGTCCTCCCGTCATGAAGAGGAGGATTCGATGACTTCCTTCGGTGATCTTGCGAATGACCCTATGAAGGCGATCACGGAACTCGCCGAAGCGTTGGCGAAGCAACGGATCGACAGTGCCTTTCACGCATGGCAGGTCGTGACAGCAGAAATCCTGTCCGTCATGGTCGAGAAGGACCTCCTCACAATGGATGAGTTGGTGGCCAGGCTTGACAAGCTCGATGCCGGGGCAGCGAGGCACAAGAAGACTGCGCCGATGAACGCCGAGTTCACGACCCAGGCAACGATGGCCCTGCGCAACGCCTTCGGCCTCGGTCCGCAAAGCAAGAACTAGCCTGGCGAGAGCGGACCGCACATCGAGACGGTTCTCGACTTCGCGCAGAGCGTCTTCGTGCATCAGGGCAATGGCGGGATCAGTCATCGACCACCTCCACAGTCACCGTGGTGCCCGCGCACTTCGCTGCCTGCCGCTTGGTCACGGAAATTGGGGACACCGGGCTTTCGATGATGACATCGCGGACGTTGGGGACCCGGGCCGCCGCGGTGATGGCGGACAGGGGCACCGACCGGCCGATGACGAAGAGGGTCGCGGCCTCGGCCGCGAGGGCCGCCTCGGCATTCGCCTTGACGATCAGGGGGTCCGGCCCGGCCGGGATGAGCAGGCGGACGGCGATCGAATAGGACACGATCCCGGCCGCCGAGACCGAGAGGATGTCGGTGAACGGTTTGACCGTGTCCTGGAAGAGCCAGGCGCGGACAATATCGACGAGATCCGCGCTCGCGGCACCGCCGGCCTCGGTGATGGTCACGTCGACATGGCCCGGCGCCGGCCTGTCGACGCCGACGTCGTAAACCGCGAGCGCCGCGGTCGCCGCGTGGAAGATATAGGCACCCTTGGTGCCGGCACAGCTCATCGCCTCGGGGGCGAGCAGGACCCGGGCGCGCAGACGGGTATTGTCCTCACCGGGAAGGCGGATGACGCCGTAGCGCAGCGCGATCTGGTCAAGATCGCCGCCGGTGGCAAAAAGCGGCAGGACGGCGCGAACGGCATCATTGATGGCGCCGTAGCCGAGGAGTTCGCGATTCGCGTCTTCGATCTGCAGGATGACTGCGGGGTCATACTTCAGCCGATCTACGTCCCAGGCAATGCCGACCTCGGCAAATCGCGCTTTCAGGCTCGCGAGCCGCTCTGCCTCGATTGCCTTGAAATCGAGGTCCCGCAGGGCGTTTGGTGCCGGCAGACGCGACAGATCGAGAGGAACGGCGGAAAACCGGCTCATGCTCCGACCTCCACTGCCGCAACCCGGGCGCTGCTCATCGGGATGATGGCGTGCTTGTTCTCGGCGAGGGTGAAATCGCCGAGGTGGCCGCGCGGGAAATAGTCGCCAGCGAGTTCGAAGGCGAAGCGGCCGTCGCGCCCGCCGAGGACCATTTCGATCGTGTCGAGCCGGAAGCCGGGTTCGCCGTCGGTCTCGTCCTCGATTGCCTCGGCAAGGGCGACGTAGAGTTCGAAGAGGGTCCGGGGATTGGCGTTGGCGTCCTGCAGATCCGGCACATTGGAGCCGAGGTGGCGGTAGAAGGTCCGGGTATTGACACGGGTCCGGACGATCTTCCCGAGGCTCTGGACGACATGCGACCAGCCTTCGAGCAGTTGTCCCGTCGTTGCGTCGACCCCGGTCCGCATCGCCTTCGAAACCCCTTCGAACGGTCAACGTTTGGTCTTGCGCGAGCCGCCGTCGGTGGCGTCGGCCGGCACAACATCGGCATCCTCGGCGATGGCAGCCGGGGCGGCCTCGCCGGATTTCCCGGCATCGGCCTTGGCGGGATCCTCGATCTCGCCGGCGATGAGGGCGTAGCGCGCCGCCTCGGGCGTCAGATCGATCGTCTTGCCGGTGCCCGGGTTGCGCCTGCCGGCAACGAACGTGCCGGCCTTGGCGGTGATGCGGCAGGTCTTGAGTTCGGCCACGGTGATCAGTCCTCCGGATAGGGGTCGGGGCCGAGGATCATCGGCGAGGCGATGATCTGCCCGGCTTCGAGGTCGATGGTGACGTGCAGGTCGGCCGGGCCGGTAGGCTTCAGCCGCGCCTTCAATTGCAGGCGCTTCTTGCGGATGACGGCGAGCACCTTGTCGCCGAAGGTGACGCGGATGCGCTCGTTCTCCTCGTCCAGCTCGACGATTTGGGTCCCGCGTTCGAGCGAGACGCGACCCTCGCGCATCTTCAGCTTGGCCTCGCCGGCCGGACCGACAGCGACGACGTATTCGTCGTCCCGCTCGGTCGGCCGCGGGCTCCGGTCGGTGTAGCCGTCGCGGATGGCGAGCGAGGCCGGGCCGATCTCGCCGGACGGCGAGAAGAGCCGCATGGTCTCGCCGATGCGGATCGGTGCCGCCGTCGAGACCCCGCCCTGGCCGCCGCCGGCCTGCTCCTGCACCTGCACCCAGGGAGAGAGCATCGGCTTGCCGAGGACCGGGCAGTCGAGGAGCTTGAGACGCACCTTCTTGCCGGCGACAGCCGCCACGTCGCCGGTGATCTGCGATGCCGCGAGGCGCCGGTCGAGATCCTCGATCCGGGTATGAAGATCGCGGAATGCGGCGGGGACCGATGTCATGGCGCCGCCTCCTCGAAGAGATCGTCGAGAGAGACCTCCTCGTCGTTGATGTAGACCTCGGGCGGCAGCACGCCCGCTTCGAGGATTGCGGTCCCGATGCCGTTGAGCTTCTGGGTCCACTGGACAACGACAATCGAGACCCCCCGGTCGGAAAGTGCCGACGAGAGCACCGGCGAGATCTTCACCTTCTCGATCTCGCCAATGTCGTCGAGGCCCCAGCGCTGGGTGGAGTGCGCCGTCGCCGCGATAACCTCGGCGATCGCCCAGGCGGCATCGTCGCGCTTTGCCTCGGGGCCTCCCGTCACGGCGAAGGCAGCAACTTCGATGAAAACCGAAGACGTCGCATTGGCGTTGACCTTCAGCGGTGCGGCGAGGATCCCGACGAGCACCGCCGGCGTGCGCAGCGATGTCTTTTCGAGGCGGTCGAGATCGAAACGGCCAAGCTGCGCCTCGCAGGTCTTCAGCGCCGGCATGAGCGGCCGGAGGGTTGCCGGGACGGCAGCGCGATAGGTGTTGATGCGGCCGGTCATTGCAGCAGTCCCCTCAGCCACTCCTCGGTCGCGTCGAGGATCTCGATCTCGTTGTCGAGGGAGAGGCCGAGATACTGCCGCGGCGGAATGAGAGAGCCCGGATGGTTGACCTTGGAGCGATAGACGAGATCGCCGCCAGCCATGAAGGCGAGCGTCTTTCCCTTTTTGGCGCGGATCTCGTGCGGGCTGGTCTTGCCGCCGGTCTGGTGGATGCCGGCATAGGGCAACCCCGAGCCGACCATCACCTGGTCGTCACCGGCGATGTAGTCGATGGAACCGGCGAGGGCGCCGGAGCGATAGAGGATCGGGGTGCCGGCAAGGTTCGCCGGCCACGGACGGCCCGCCGGGGTGGTCTTCTCGTCGGTGATGCGGCGGCGCGTCTGCTCCTGGACGAGCCGGCCGATATTGTCGAGAAGCTCGTGCTTCGGCGCATGTTCGAGACCGTCGAGGGTCGCGAGGATCTCGGAGAAGCCTTCCTCGAAGATTGCGACGGCGGCGTTCATGGCGTCCCCCGCGTGAACCGGCGCGGATTGGCACTGAAGGCCGCGCCGGAACCAGCCGCGGCGTCGGCATCGCCATCCGTCGAAACCCTTGGCTCGGCGACGCCGAGACCGGCCCGGCCGGTGCCGATCCGGCCGAGCAGATCGACCGCGTCCTTGTGGCGGTCCTCCATCGTCGTCGTCAGCACGGCGTGGCGGTTGGCAAGGAGATAGACGGCGATGTCGGCCGCCGGCCCCACGAGCCCGGGCGGCAGGGTCGCGAGCGGCAACTCGTAGCGGGCCGACAGGTGCAGGTCGATCACCTCGGAGGCGCGCTTGAGGGCGGCCGCGACGGCGGCCTCGGCATCGACATCCTCGGGCAGGATGTCGGCGAGGAAGCCCGCGCCCCAGATCTCCTCGATGTCGGCTTTCGTCGCGTAGATCATGGGTGCCTCTGAGAAAGGGGTGGGCGGCGAGCTGACGCTCCCTGTCGACCCGGACTGGTCTCAACCCCCGAAAGGCCGTCGCCGGCGTCGGGAGTGCTGGGGGCCTTGCGAGCCGTACCAGACCGCCCTCGGGTTTTCCGTCTCCGTCAGTCCCACTCACCCTTGATGGCCTTGAGGTGCTTGAACGTGTCGAACTCCGCCCGGGTGAGATCGAGGAGCGAGCCGACGGGCCGGGTGCGACCCGCCATGCGGACGAGAGAAACCGTCACGAACTCGCGGCGCTCCTCCTTGTCGGCCTGCACTTCCGGCTTTGCAGCCGGCGGATTGCTCGGCGCAGCGTTCGCATCGCCGTCGCCCGTGGCCGCAGGCGTCGTGTCCGTCGTATCGGTCGGCTTCGTGGCATTGACCTCGTCCGTCTTCGCCGCCGCAGCGTTGGCGTCACTGCCATTCGCGGCCGGCGGGGTCGCGTCGGCGGCATCCGCGGGCTTCTTGTCTTCGGTCTTGGCGCTCTTGGCGGCCATCGGATTTGCCTCCGGTCAGGGGTGTTGGAACCGACCGCCGCCTCAGGCGGCGATCGGGTTCTGGATCAGGTAGCCGAGGTCCTTGGCGACGATCAGTTCCTTGACCCGCTCGCCCGAGCGGATGCGGAAGCCACCCTCAAGGCCGATGTTCGGATCCTCAATGCGGCCGGAGATGCGGGTGCCGAAGGTGGCGGTGATGCCCCAGGTCATCTCGCCCTCGGGGCGGGCGGCCGGATCGATGTAGAGCGCGGCAATGAAGTTGCCCCAGACCCGGTTGAGCGCCGCCACCTGGCCCGGCCGGGCGGTGTTGACGAAGCTCTCGCCGACGATGACCTCGCGGATTTCGAGGAGGTCCGCCAGCTGCTGCTTGGTGATCGCGCCTTCGTCGGAAAGGCCACCCTTGACCGCCTTGATGAGGCGGGGATGGCGCTTGATCTTCGCCCAGACCGGCTGACCCATGACGAGGGTATTGGCGCGATAGACGAG